CAAGCTGATCACCGTCCCCGGTGACCACGACTATTACATCGGCGACCCAGTGGTGTTCACCACTGACGGCGCTGCTGTCATCGACCCCAAGCTGACGGTTTCCACGAAGTATTACGTCGTGGACAAGACCGCTACAACGATCTCGGTGTCAGCCACCAAGGGTGGCACTGCCATTGTCCTTGACGGGTTGGGCGGTCTGGCCGGCTCCGGCGTCGGCACTCTTGCTGCCGCCACTGCTGGTGTGGGCTACACCCCCGGCACCTACACCGATGTGCGTCTGGTGCAGGGCACTGCCAACACTGCACGGGCCACCGTTGTGGTGCCTGCTGGTGGTGCCTTAGCTGCTAGTGCCATCACGGTCACCACGGCCGGCACGGGCTACACCACCGCAGCCGGCGGCATCACCCTGACCGGTGGCCGCAACGCTTCCGGCGCTGCGATCGACGCTGTGGCCCCCACCACGGCGTTCACCGGCACCGCGACGCTGACCACCGTTCGCGAGAACAGCACCGGCCACATCAACGTCAATTACGGCGAATTTGATTTGGTTTGTATGGTTCAGGACTGGTCGATCGACTTCTCTCGGGAAACGATCGACATCACCACCCTGCCCTGCAAGATCGGTGGATCGGCTGACAAGTACGCCGGCTTCCGCACCAGCATCCCTGGCTTTGCCAGCGGTTCTGGAACGATGAACGTTCTGTTCAGCGGAGACCAGGCCAGCCTCAGCGGTCGTCTGATCGCCAACTCCCTGCTGAAGAACCAAGCCGGCGCCACGGTCAAGTTCTACGTCAAGGCCATCGAAGGCGCGGGCAACGTCCTCGACGACACCCTCTCCTCGTACATCGAGACTGAGGTGTCCCTGGACGGCTTCTCGATCTCGGTGAACACCACCGACGCGATCGTGGCCACGATCAACTTCAGCCTGTCGGCACCGCCGACGCACCTGTTCAACATCGCGCTCAGCTGAGCCAGACTGGGCTTGGTGAAGATCGGGAGCGGCCCCTGCCACGGCGGGGGCTTTTTCTTGTCGATAGGCTGCGGCTGGTCGTGGTGACTCCGGCCGGCGCGGGGGGAGCTGGCCTCCCCTCCGTCCTACCAAGCTGCGCTGCTCCTGCGCAGGGATAAATGCCGTCGTATATTGGTTGGGACGGCAGGGGTGCAACCCTCCGTCCCCGGACCAGTCGCATCACCGACCAGCCATGAAAACTTTAGCCCCTGTGGACTTCAAGGCCGTTGCGGCCACAGGGTGTTTTGTCTATTGCTACTTGCGTCGGAGCAACAGGCAGCCCTATTACATAGGGGTAGCCAGCAATCACAAGAGGCCAACCTGTCGCACCCACAGCTGCTCGGTGCCGGCAGATAGAGGTTTGATTAGGGTCCTTCGTGCCGGGCTTGGCTGGGCGGAAGCGTGTGAATGGGAAAAGCGATACATTGCTTGGTACGGGCGTATTGACAATGGCACCGGAATTCTCCGCAACCGCACAGACGGAGGCGAAGGGTTTCAAGGCATTGTTTACACGGAGGAATGGAGGGAGAAAATTAAGCAGTCAAGGCAAAGAATTGTGCATTTGCCAGAGTATCGAGCAAAGCAGCGTCAATCCCACCTAGGAAAACCTATTGGGCAGGCTCAGCGCGCCAAAATCTCAGAGGCGCTAAAAGGCCGCGCTCATTCCGCAGAGCATGTAAAGCGGCGGGCGGCAACTCGCTTGGCAGCAGAAGCGGCAAAGCGAGCAAGCCTTGGCATTACTGAAGAGATGCGACAGGAACGCAAGCGACGCAACGCTCGTGAATGGTATCGCCGTCAAGTCATGGCCAGCGGAAAAGCTGTGAAAGCAGACAACGCGGAGAGGATCAAGCAAGCTGCTTTGCGCTTAGGCGTCAACGAAGATATTTGGGGGCGGTTGACTTCTGCAGAAAAGCAGTTGGTGAGGCAGCGTTATCGGCGTGGATGGCGAGGTGAGCGCTTGATTGACGGTTTGCAGGTAGCATAAGCGAGAGTCACGAGTGCTTATGGGTCGCGCCATTGACAGGTTGAAATCAGCAGTCGCCATGAAGCCCAGCCGCAAGGCTGTGACATTGCCGGACGGGTCTGAGTTTGAGTTCTTCTCGCCGCCGATCACGCTGGCGCAGCGTGCGCGGGCGCAGAAGCAGGCGGGCACTGATAGCGCTTCGGACTTTGCCTTGCAGCTACTGGTGATGGTGGCGCAGGACGAGAACGGACAGAAGTTGTTTGCCCCTGGCGAGGTGGCTGAGCTACGCAACGAGCTGCCCGCCAGCGTGGTGGAATCGCTGATGCTGCTGCTGGTTCAGGATGCGGAGCCCGAGGATGCGGAGCCGCTCGACATGAAAAGCCCTGGCAGCGGAACTGCGAAAGGACAACGGGCTGCTGGCTGAGCTGGTCGTCGCCAAGGAGCTGCATCTGACGCTTGGGCAGCTCCGCGAGGCGATGACAGAGGAAGAGTTGCTGATCTGGCACGCGTTCTTCGCGCTGCAGCGGGAGGAGCAGCAGAAGGAAATGGAGAAGGCAAAGCGTCGCCGTTAGGCTGTGGCTAGTGCTGCGCAGGGATCTTGGCGACCACGTACTCAGTAGGACTTGAGTTCTCTGCCAAGACCCGGCAACTTGATGAAGCTTTCAGCAAGATCCAGCGGTTTGAGCGAGACGTTTCCAAGCTGCAGGGACGCAACCCCTTTGAGGGCACCGAAAAAGGAGCAAGGAGTGCAGCCAGTGCTGTTGATCGGGTTGGCAGCAGTGCCAAGGGTGCCGCAGCTGGGGTCGGTGCGTTGCGCAATGCCCTCCTTGGGCTAGGGATTGGCGCGTTCGTCAAAACGATTTATTCAGCAGCTGCCGAGATTGAGCGCACAAAAGTGCAACTCAAAACGCTAGTTGGCACCGCAGAAGAGGCCGAGCGTGTATTTAGCCAGCTGCAGCAGATCAACAAGCTATCGCCGTTTGAGCTAAAGGATTTGACTGGCGCCGCAACCAAGTTGTCGGCATTTGGCGTGAGTGCCAAGGATCTTGTTAGTACGACTGAACGCCTTGGAAAAATCGCTGCTGGCACTGGCCAATCGCTTGACGGCATTGCGACGGCATATGGACAAGTGCTAGCCAAGGGGCGGCTGCAAGGCGAGGAGCTGTTGCAGTTCCAAGAGCGGGGCATTGATGTTGGCGGTGAGTTGCAGCGGATGCTGGGCGTCACCAAAGAACAGTTTGCTGACATGACCAGCAAGGGTCAGATCAGTTCAAAGCTTGTTGAGGAAGCTATTAAGCGGATGACCAGCGAGACCGGTCGCTTTGGCAATGCGTTTGAGAACACCGCCAATTCAATGGACGCGAAGCTGAGCAATTTGAAGGATGCGTTCTTCAACGCTGCGGCAGCATTGGGCAAGGCATTTGAGCCGATCTTTAGATGGATGATCGACCAGCTGACCACGATTTTGAGCATGGTCACGGATGCGATCAATCGTTGGCAGGGGGTGCAAAGCCTAACGCCAGAGCGCACAAATCAGTTGCGACGTCAAGCAGAAACAGATGCCAACAAGCGCTTCCCTGGCTTCAATCCATTTAGCAATGCAAAAGGAGATTTTTACAACAAACGCTTGAATGAGTTGACAGATGCGGAAATAGCAAAGGTAGTCAAGGCATCCAAAGTCTCTGGCGCTGTAAGTGCGCCTGCGCCTGCGCCTGGTGTGGCAGCTGGCGATCAGGCGCGTTATCGCGCCATGTTGGCGCCTGGCTCAAGCAGCAGCAAAGCGGGCGGCAGCAATAGCTCAAAAGCCGCTGCAGGACCGAAGTTGCCTGAGTACATCAGCAAGGAGGTGTTGCGAAAGTGGCTGATCTCGCAGGGGATGGGCCGCACCAGTGGCGACTTTACCAACGCGGGCCATAGGACGCCCAACCACATGTTGAACGCCATGGACATGGGGTTCACATCATCAAAGTACGACCACAATTACGTCCAGAAGACCAAGGAGATGGAGGCCAAGCTTCGTGCGACGGGAGCATTTGGCAATCAGCTGTTCGGCCCAACCCGCGACCCAAGAGGGCACGCTACGCACCTACACATTCCAACCCCAGGTGGAATGGTGAAGATGAACCCCGCGCTAGCCAGCTTGATGGGGATGAAGGGCGGCGGGCAAGAAGGACAGTATGAACTGGCGCAAGGACTGGCAGAGGAGGAAGCCAAGCGGGCCGATGACCTGCAGCGTTCGTTTGAGACCGGGACTAAGTTGACATCAGAGCTTGATCGTCAGATCAAGTTGATGCAGGCAGGCAGTGAGCACGCTCGTAAACTGCTGCAGATTGAGCATGAATACGAGGATCGTAGGTCTCAGATCAGCGAGCTGCTTGACGAGGGGCAGAAGAAAACGCTGGAGGAGCTGAACAACAAGATTCGCAGCCTGGAGATTACCAAGGAAGATGTTGCGGCGCTGTACGAAAAGCTTGGTGTTCAAGATCTATTGAACAAGAGCTACAAAGAAGGAGCCGGCGCTTTCCGCACTGACATCGACCTAGATCCCGGCAAGAAGCAAGGCAAGCTTAAGGGCTACATGGACAACCTCAGGGCAGAGCTGGCAGACACAGAGGGGATGATCCTCAGCCTGGCGGGCACGATCGAAAGCGAGATCGGCAGCGCCATGAGCAGCGCCATCACCGGCGTCATTCAAGGCACGATGACGGTTGAGGAGGCGATGTCGCGCATGTTCTCCAACATCGGCGCGGCTTTCATCGAGATGGCGACGCAGATGATCGCCAAGGCGCTGATCATGAAGGTGCTGGGCATCTTCACGGGCGGCATTGGTGGAGGCGGCGGACTGTTCAGTGGGGCAGGCCCGGTCAGCTTCCCCAGCAGCGGCAGCTTCAACGGCTTCGCGCCAGGGATGCCGTCGTTCTTCGCCGACGGCGGCTTCGTCACCGGCCCCACCCGCGCAATCCTCGGCGAAGGCGGTGCCAACGAGTACGTCATCCCCGAAAACAAGATGGGCGGTGCCATGGCCCGCTGGAACGCTGGTGCTCGCGGTGATTCCGTCATCAGCGGCGCTGACCCCACCGGCCGCAGCGGCG